TTTGCAACATTATGCTGTTAGATAATAAATGTGGTACTGGGCGGTTCTTATTGCCGTTCTCGGAGCAGTAATTTATGGATATACCGTTTCATCAAAGGTTCAGCTTTCTGATAAAGTAGGTTGCTCCTCGTGCCCTTCGCAGAAGAATGAATTATAATCTTTTTATTCAGTAAATGGATTATATCAGCAGCATCCTCAGTCTTCTGCTTTTTGCGGCATTTGTACCAGGTGTTCTGTTTACCTTCCCTCCTAAGGCAAGTCGCATGACTGTTCTCGCAGTGCATGCCGTTGCCTTCATGGTCGTGAACACTCTTGTGATGCGTTATTACTGGATCAACATCAAAGGCCATATCGAGAACATGATGAATTATGGCGATACGTGCCCTAATGGGTTTGTTCCTAATGGAAATAAGAGCGCTAATAATGGAGCAGAGTGTGTTCCTGCAGGACAGACCACCTATCCTCCTGGAAGCATTGCTCCAGTACCAGAATCTTCGTAATATTAAGTAATGGAAACCTTTCGAGACAAAAAAGTTATAATTCCCAGATCCAGAAATTGGAAAGTCATTGACCTTACCGACAAGTATTCGCTAACCCAGCGTCTTTCTTGCCGCTTTGGAGATAATCCAAGACCCATTGATGTTTGGAAAGAGCATCCCGAATGGTCATTTCAACAACTTCAGAAAAATGTACGAATGTGTACACTGTATCCATTTGATGCGGGAATGACCGTTCTGAAAATGTTCAAGCCTAAAAAATGGCTAGACCCTACTGCAGGATGGGGCGATAGATTGCGATGTGCAATTGAGTATGGTTGCGAGTATTTGGGGGTAGATACTAATTCTTCAATGCAATCTGCATACAAAGCTATTGTCGATGATTTAGGGGGAGGCGATCACAAGAAGTATCGAGTTAAAGATGGCAAGTTTCAAAATGTTCGAATTGTGGGAAAGTACGATCTTGTTTTCACGAGTCCGCCTTTCTATACTGTTGAAAAGTACGAGAATATGTCCGACTGGAAATCAGTCGAGGAGTTTATGACCGATTTTCTGATTCCTCTTTTCAAACGTTCAGTCAATCATCTTGAATCCAAAGGTCATATTGTTCTGTATGTAGAAGATAGGCCAGAAGCTGCATTTATCGATTTGATAAAAGAGCACGTGAAAGACGCTCATCCACAATTAAGTTACGAAGGCGCTTTTTACTATGAAGGAGCTAATGCTAAACTTCGACCTTATTATGTCTGGAAGCTAGAATAATGGCAGTAGCAGTTTTTAAAACAGCTCAAGTTCGAGGAGAAGTTGTGTTTAGTAACACTGCAAAGAAACTCAAGGTTCATGCATATTTTGATTTACTTCCTCCTGGAGAGCACGGATTTCATATTCACAGGGCAGGCGACTTGAGGGGAGAAGGGTGCAAGGGGGCATGCGATCATTTTAATAAAGGAGAACCTAGAAATCACGGTGGTCCGCCTGGGAGTGTTGGGCAAAGGCATACTGGAGACCTTGGAAATGTTTCTATACAAAGCGGTAAAGCTTTTGAAAAAACATATTATTTAAGCGGCGTTACTGTAGCAGATATTATTGGGCGTTCGGTGATTGTTCATGCAGATAAAGATGACTATGGAAAAGGTGGATTTGAAGATTCGCTAAAAACGGGGCACGCAGGTGACCGTATAGCATGTGCTATTATAGGCCGAGTAGAGTGTGATTAAATAATGACGTGTTAAATTAAATGTCTGGATGGGTTGGAATGGCTGTACCTTTTGTAGTAGGTCTTGCGGGCGGAGCTGGAATTGCTTACGCACTAAGTTCAGGTTCTGGAAAATCTAGTGCTCCTGCTGCTCCAGCTGGCCCTTCATTTGAGGAAAGACAAGCAGCGGCAGATGAATTAAATAATAACCCAGCATATAATCGTTTTTTACAAGGAGGAAAACGGCGTCGCACGAGGCGCGGAGGAAAGAAGCGTGGGCACAAGAAAACATCGCGACGCTAAGATAAATGATTCTTCATACAATCTTGAAAGCTGCACTATTCTTTGCGCTGGTACCTGGAGTGCTTGTAAAAATACCTTCTAGCGGTTCTCTGATTCAACAGGCAGCCGTTCATGCAGTTGTATTTGCAATCGGAATGTACGTCTTGCGGAAGTTTGTGTTTCCAATGATTGAGGGATTCGATAATCCTTCCACGAAAGTTGATGCTCCTTGCCCTGAAGGATACAAGCGATGTCCGAGCGGGGACTGCGTTCTTGCCGCAGACGTTCATGCACCCTGCCCGTCTTAAAACGAATTCTATTCAAGAAATACAATTTATGAAAAATGATAATTGAAAGCTCTGAAGAAACACATCCGAAAACGGGAGCCAAACGGGTCCTCGTTTACGAAGATGATAAAACATTAATCATGTTGTCAAAAAAATTTTATGAAGGCGAAGAAGATGAACTCGAAGAGTATCTTAATCGTTATTTTGACGAAGTGATATTTGGAGAAGATTCATTCTGTGACGGTCCTCAGGACGGTTAAATCAAAACGGATTTTTTCATATTATTGCAATATTCTGCATATACGAAAAGATGGAGAAGTACGACGCAGCTCCCCTTCCTACTCTCATGGAACAGAGCAATAAATACATTGCAGAGTTCAAGAAATTGGAAACTTCCGAGGAGATTGCAGCATATCGCAAAGACGTGCTGCCTCCGATTGAGGAAGTTGAAGAGAAGATTAGCAATCTCAGTGAGTTCATTGATTACCGCCAAAGCCTTGCCGATAAGGCAAAGGATGAAGGTGATGATGACAAGCTCGAGAAGCTGAAGAAGGGAAAGCTCGTCGGGCTCATCTATCTCAGAAACTGCCAGAAAACACTGAACTCTCTCCTCAAGATCTATAAAGATATTGAGAAGAAGAGTGAGACGAGCGGCTCGAAGCTGCTCAGTATGCTCAAGGCACCCGTCGCGGCTTCCGTCGCGGCACCCGCACCAGTATCTGCACCCGCAGCTGCTCCTGCACCCGTCGCGGCACCCGACTCTGACCTGACGTCCGAGGAGATGGAGGACTTTCACGAGTTCGTGACCGAGTCCAACAAGATAGAAATGGCCAAAATAGTCGATGAAATATTTGAGCTCCAGCAGGAGTTCAACAATAAAATGAGCAAGCTCCAGAAGCGGCTCATGATGCTTCAGTTCGGCCTCTAAATAAAGTGTAAACTTTTTCACCAACCTGGACCATCTACAAATTTTTCAGCATGACGTTCAAGGTAAGTTTTCTTAATGTGATTGGGTTCAAAGTAATTTCGAATAACGTCTTCTACCACAGGAATATCGAATTTTTTACATGAAAAAATGTCCAAGTACATGTCATCGGTTTCCTCTACAAAGTGGGCACATATATTCGAGGTCTCGATAAGTTGGACAAGGGTATATCCTTTTTTATTTCCAGACCCAAACATTACAATTTGAGGCAAGCCGTAGGGTACCATGTCAATGCGCTTTACAAGTTCATTGCTAAATGAGTTAATATTGACGGCACAGCGAATCGACTGCGGAGCACATTTGGAGATATCAGCAATCAAGTGGTATCCCCAGCGAGTAATAATAGTCATTAATTCTGAAAAAGAAATTCTTTCTCGGCGTAATACATAAAACAAATGTTGATGTGCGTGTATCTAGCTGTTCTCTTCTTCGCACTCGTACCTGGCGTCCTTGTGTCTCTCCCATCGCCAAGTTCGTCTCTGCAGATGAAGGCAGGGGTTCACGCCGTCGTGTTTGCTCTAGTATACATGTTCACGCACAAACTTGTTCAAGGTGCTCTTGGCGGCAGGTAAAACGAATAGAAGTTTTAGTATAATAAAATACCAAAAGCATGGAACTTCTTCTTCTTCAAGAATTTCGGCAAGAAATTGATAACCTAAAGCGCGATAGAGTTGTAGCAACAATAAAAGAAAAACATCCAGAGTTTGCAGAGTTTACTGATGAAAAGTGTTTGAAAATTTATGATGACTGCTTTTCTTTACGTCAGTCTTTGATTGGAAGCAAAGGCGCAGGTGGGTTCTGGGAACGCATAGGTGAAAGGTTATTTACTGAATTTGGAATGAAACGGCAAGTACATATTAAAAATGATGGAATTATATGTGAAAGTGGTGGGCATCATATTGTAGATATAGTACTTGGAAATCCAGTTGTTGGAGATAATATAACTAACTATATAGTTATCTCCTGCAAAACAAGCGCTAAAGATAGATGGGCACAAGACGGCTGGACTCTTGTACATCGTCCAAAACTCTATGTTCTAATGGTAGTAACGGATGATTATCCTTGCAGTGAAAAGTTTGAGGAGTCAGAGATACGTAAATTATATACGCTGACTCCTAAAAAAGGTGACGATAGAAAATACAAGTTAAAAATGGAGGAATTAATAGAAGAAATCAGACGGATCTTATAAATTCCCATTTCAAATAATCGCAAATCTTCTGCCAGATTTCGTCATGAGAAATAAGGCGATCGCGGCTTTTAAGCAAAGGAAAATATACTTTATATTCGTCTAATTCAAGTAGTTCAAAGAATTTATAAAGAATGTAAGAATACGAAAGAAAGTTAGTACGATCATCGGGACAATAAATCAAAAAAGGAGCTTGTATTTCCTGAAACATAGTTCGTATTTTTTCTTCAATTTCGGGAGTTATAGTTGGAGGAGGATTACCATTCAGTCTAGAAATAATATGTGTACCATGTTCGTAATATTTTGATCTTCCGATTTTTTTTAAAATTTCACGTATTTCTTTTTCTCCTAATTCTGCAACATTCTGGATACGTCGCTTTTTAATTTCGCAAATAACTTCGTTCATAACTTCGACGGGAATGATAGTAGATTCTTTTCCCTGGAACTGGTTCAAAATTTCATTAAGATGATTGATTTTTTTGTAAGCGTAATTATTTCGTTCTTTAGGAGGATCTCTAAAAGAAGGGATGTCAGAAACAACTAACATGTATTCTTCCGAACCACATGAAGGGC